ATATGAACAAGCGTCCAGTAAAGGCTCTTTACAAGAATAAATAATTGTTAGTTACCTTCGCAGGTAACAAACAAGGCTATTGGTATATGAAAAATGCCAAATTAGCACATTCAATGTACGGACAGCCCGTGGCTGGTATCCGACTTGCCCCGACAGCGGGTGCCAAACTGGCACCACCTTCTGCGCCCTATATTGGGCGCAATCGCTGTACAGCCAACGATGACACCTGTGAAGGTCCGAAGGCACGGGGCACTGATTTCTGTATTGGACATCTACGTTCTAAAGGCGAGGCTAAATGAGCATTACCCTTACACAACTCCGTACACAAGTCAGGAACATGGTTGACCTAGACGAAACCGACCTTCCAGACAGCATTGTTGACCAGTTCGCTCGTGAAGGCTTTCAGCGCATCTACTCACTTGAGCGCAGGTGGCCGTATCTACAAGAGACATACACATTCAACACGGTCGCTAACCAGCGTGAATACACCATTTCTACCATCGGTGATATTCGAGAAATAATTTCTGTTGTTGATACGAGCACCTCGGGTGCTCGGTTAACTTTGATTCCGTATGACAATGCTGAAGAGATTTGGCTTGGGAACACAGATGTTCCCAGCCGACCGTACTTCTTTTCTTTCTGGGATAAGAAGTTGCAGTTGTGGGCCAAGCCTGATGCAATTTACCCAATCACTGTTCGTGCTTATCGTAACCCTGTATATACATGGCTAACGAACACAAGCGAAGCAATTGACCTTGACGAGTGGTTCCATGCCCTGCTTCCTTACTTTGTGATTGCACGGGTTTACCAGCGTCAGGAAGACTCTGATTTGTCCGCTATGTACATGCGTTCGTTTGAAGAAGGTGTTGGACTTGCTCGCCGTGACCTGATGAAAGCATCAAGTGCACAGCCGGTTATTATGTCTGCTGGTCGACAGTATCCAACTATGCGTCGCTGGTTGCAGACGCTTGGGGCGACACTTGGACAATGAGTGCTGTATCTGTTGAACGCTACGACGACTTCACTGGTGGTCTAAACCTTCGGGCTGACCAATTCCAGTTGAAGCGCAATGAGTCACCCGACATGTTAAATGTCGAGGTTGACCCACGTGGTGGATTGTTTACTCGTGGTGGAATTCGTGAGATAAACTCAACAGCAATTACTGGAACATGGAACCCACACAAACTGTATGCGTTTCCTGGTGCTACACCGCACTTGATGTTGGCGAACCACACAAAGGTGTACAAGTCAACTGGTGGAAACTTCACTACTCTGCAGTACTCATCTGGTAATGATGTAACTGCAGCACAAACCCATGGTTCGTGCATGGCTGCATGGGGTAAGACTTTGTATCTAACAACTGGTACCGCAGGTAGTGGTGGTTATTCTTGGGTTACTACGGATACATACGCTACTGCTTTGACTGCTTCTGGTTCGTCTCCCCATGCGTGGCAGACTTCACCAACTTCATCGGAACATAAGATGCCAACGGCTGAACACATTATTGTTCATGCGAACAAGATGTTTGTTGCGAACACAACAGAGGCTGGTGTGGCACATCCTAATCGTGTTCGTTGGTCACTTGAATCAATCCCAGACAACTGGGACCAAGATGATTATATTGACTTCGAGGGTGGTGGAGAAGGAATTACCGCCCTTGCTGTAGTTAGCGGTCAACTTGTTGTATTCAAACAAACAGCAATGTTTGTTGTGTATGGATACGACTCGACAGACTTTAGAGTTGTTCAATTGTCACCACAACTTGGTGCATTAGAACATGAGCACGTTGCTGTTGCACCAAACGGTGTTTACTTCTTTTCTCATCCACAAGGATTGTATTTCTATAACGGAACACAAGTAATTGATATTTTTACAAACTTAAAGTCAATGTACCCAGATGGTTACATAAACTCAACAGCAGATGACAAGATAAGTGTTTCGTATGTTAATGACCGTGTTTGGCTTTCAATGCCATTTTCTAAAATAACATCAGTTGATTATACAGCCATCTCTTTTGTGTACGACCCAACAATCAACAATGGAACTTATGTTGCCCACAAGACTGCAGACGGTTATGGTCTAATCGGTGGAACCGATTGGACTAATGCTTCTGGTGAATCCAAGCCGTTCATGATTCATCCGAACATTCCTCGTGTTGTTGAGATAGATGTTTATGATGAAGAAAAGGATTTACTTGGTGGTACTGAATCAAACTTTGAATCATATTATCGAACAGGTTGGGTTGATGGTCGTTCTTATTCAATGAAGAAAATGTGGCGTAGACCAGACTTTGTTGTTAAACAAACAGATACAGCACGACAAATAAATGTCAAAGTATTTCACAACTTTGAAGAGGCTTTGGGCAACGAAAGAAAGTCTTTCAATATTTCGCTAGAAGCATCAGCATCAGGAATGCTTTGGGGTGAAGGCTACTGGGGTGTTGGAAAATGGGGTCTTCAGGCCGCAGGTGCGCAGGTTGTGCGGGGTTCAAATCTTGGTTTAGCACGTGCTGTTCAGTTGTTGTTTACTGGTCCTACTGGTTTGTTTTGGGGGATTGACAGCATTGCTTACAAATTTAATACACGAAAGGTTACTGGATAATGGCTATCACAATTACACATACTTTTACTAACGGAACTATTGCTGAGGCCGCTGAAGTAAACGCAAACTTTAACGACGTTGAAAACTATGTCAATGGTTTGTCTGATGGAACAAACATTGATTCATCGGCAATTACTGCAGTAAAACTTGCTACCAATGCCGTAACAACAACCAAGATTGCTGACGGTTCTGTTACTTATGCAAAATTAGATAGCACAACTGTTTCTAATGGTATTTCACAAGATGACCAAGTTATTCTTTCGGTTCAGGTATTTGGATGAAAGAAGCACTTCACATTCCTGCAATCACTGCACTGTCTTCTGTCGATGCTACGGCTATCCGTCAGATTACTTTGTCGTTGGTTGAAGCAATTGAGGATATTAAGAAAGAGGTGGAGACTCTAAAGAGTCGTCCACAAAATAGTGCGTACACAAGGCAAAGGAACGATAGATAATGGCTTACGACCCAAGTTTGTTTGAAGCACGACGCCGTGGTCTTATGGAGAACTACGCTGCAACTGGTGCTGCTAATACATACGGCAACTTTATATCGAAACAGGGACAGGCTAGAAACTTTGCAGATTTGCAAGAAGAATACAAAAAGGCTGCTCCAAGGGTTGTTGCTGGTTATGGTGAACGTGGTCTTCTTACTCCAAATGTTCGTTCTGGTGCATTTAATAAAGCGATGCAGGAGTTTGCAAAGAATAGAATAAAGTCTGAATCTCGTGCACGGCAGGACATGGCACAGAGTGACCAACAGTACGGTTTGGGAATGGCACAACTGGGTGCTGGCTACAGGGGTAGTTTGGCTGACCTTGAAGCAGAGAAGGCTAGGGAGATAGAACAAACTGCAGCAGAATTATTGAGACTAAGGAGTGGTTACTAATGGTTAATCCGAACACAATGGGTAAGGGCAAGGTTCGTACATACGAGCCGTTGCTTAATCGCAAACCAGCAGGACAAGTTGTTGCTACCGCACCAAAACCACCCGTTGGCGGTGCCATGACCGCTATGAGCCGTGAACCTGCTTTGAACAGAATCGGTCTAAGTCCGACTGTTGCTCCGACAACATATAGAACCAAAGCAATGCGTGACGCAGAAATAGAAGCAGCAGTAGAGGCTCGATTGGGTGCAGGCGGTGCTGGTGCTGCAGGTGGAGTTGGTGGAGTACTTGGAATGCCAACACCCTTTCAACAATCACTCGGACTTCTTGGTAGTTCCGGTGGAAGCGGTGGTGGTGGTATGACCGCAGCGCAAAAAGCAGCATTGCTCGGTGCACAACTTGACCGTGATAAGTTCAACTACGACAAAGAACAAGACGCTGCTGCTTTGGCGAAACAACAACAAGCACTTCAACAAATGCAGAATCAGTTAAACACTGGTGGATACCGTGGGAACATTGATGCGTTGTTAAAACTTATTACAGGAATGGAAACGACTGGTGAAAAGAACATTGGTAATATTTACGATACCTCTGTTGGTAATATTGGACAGGGTTATGACGCAGCAACTGGTTTACTAACCAAAGGTTACGACGCTGCAGACCAATATCTTCGTGACAACCCAAACAACCCATACGCCAATTTAACTGCATCGACTGTGAACGTAACAAATCCAATGGAACAGTTCTTGCAGGCGTATGGTGCATCAAGTCCAGATGTTCAGGCGCAGGTTGCTGCAGAACAGCAATCTGCTAACCAGGGTTCCAATGCATACAATGATTTTGTAAAACTCTTGAGTGGTGCCTCACAGCAGTCCGACAAGTCACGACTTGCCGAAATGTTGATGGCACGGAACATGGGCAATGTTGGTCTAGGTCAGCAACGTGCTGCTTATCAGTCTCAAGCAGCCAACCAGCAACAGCAGGCAATGGCTGCTCTACAGCAGCAGATTGCCCAAGCAAGGTTTGAGCAAGAGTCTGCAGCAGGCAACAGACAGCAAGATTTGATAAATCAAATTATTGCTGCTGGTGGTAATCCAAACCCACCTGCCGCACCACAGGCTCCAGCAGGCGGTGGCTCTCTGGTCTCTCCAGATGTACTGGCACAACTCCAGGCAGAACTCGGTGGGATGAATTTCGGAAACATCTTCGGGTAACGAAAGGCATATAGAGTATGGCACCACAGCAACCAGTTAACCCTAATTTCATGACAATGCTGCCTATTTTGGCTCAGTACATGAACCGCAAGGGAGGGGCCAATTCTGGGGATATGTCCAATATCTTCAACGAGTTAATGGGTCTGATGTCCAATTCGTACACACCTCCATCTGAGATTTCCGATGAGGAAATCCAGCGTATCTACGCCCCACAGACCAATGCGGTCAGGGGTAGCGATGACCCCATCCTTCAGGGAATATTGGCTGACATTGAGTCTGGTACTCCAGCCTTGAAAATCAAAGAAGCAATCCGCAGGGGTGTTTACGAAACTGGCAATATCAAGTTGTCGACCCCAGAAGACCTCAGCATGTATGACGGTTTGGTTGATGACTTGTACTCCGAAAAGAAATCTGTTGACCAAGAGCGTTATAAGATTGCGAACAAAGAGACAATCTATGAGAAGTATGGTCTTCCAGACCCGAACGAACAGTTTGACCCACAACAGTTGTTCCCAGATGTGTACGCAGGTTTAGACGCACAAGAGGCTGTAGCAAAACAGGGTGTTGATGCTCGCACGAAAGCAATCAGGGATAAGTACATGCCCCAAAAGGGTTCAGAACCTTATAGGCGTAGTCTTTCTTTGGAAGACCTTGCAAAAGGAAAGGGATTTGGCTACACAGACTTTGCCTCTGGCAAAGTTGATAAGTCTTTGTTTCCTAAAGCAAAAACCACAACAGATATTCAGGGTTACAAGACACTTGCAAATCAACTTAATCAATATGCTAAGGGTAAGCCCGTGCTTGATGCACAGGCTACATCTGATTCTGGTAAAAGTGTTTTCTTTAATGACGAAACGTACAGAAGGAAACTTGCAGAACTTGAAGATATGAGTGGACTCAAAATTGCCTCTCCACTTTCAATGACCAAAATGTCTAGTCAAAAAGAAAAAGGCAATAAAGCAAAAATGAACTACGAGATGGAACTTGCTGGTGCTCCAGCAACCAACTTGAAAGTTGGTAACACTG